GACCTGACCCCAGAGCAGGTAGAGCACGCCTGCGAGGTGCTACGCCAGCACGCGACCAAGACCCCATGACGACGAAAACCCCCCGGCCATCACTCCAGGGGGTCCTCAACGATCGGACAGAACATGACTACCAGCATCAGCTCTAGGACTGACTCTAGCACTCGACTTGACCCCCGTCGAGGGGGGGCGTCAACTGATCACATGGTGTCCATCACCCAGGCCGAGCTGGACGAGCTGCGAGCGGACCAGGAGCTGCTACGCCGGCTCGTGCACAACGAGCGCAGCGTGCCCGACGGTCCGCTGTGGCAGGCCGTGAAGTGGCTCGCCGAGGACATGGCCGTGGCCCGCATCCGGTCCGCCTCGCACGACCTCGCCAGCGCGCAGGACTGGAAAGCGGCCAGCAGCCGGCCGTCCCACGTCGAGCTGGAGCGGCGGCGAGCCGTCTACAACACCGACCCCCGATCCCCTGAGCAGATCCGGCGTGACGCCTACGCGTCGTGGGGCCTGCGTGACCCGAAGGCGGCAGCGTGAGCGTGCCAGTGGAATACGGCCAGGACTGGCCGGAGCCGGAGCTGTACGACCGGGACGGGCTGCCCCTGCCGGTCGAGCCCGCCGAGCCGGAAGAGGAGACCCAGCCGCGCGGGCCGCTGCTGGGGCGGGCATCCCGGACGGTCGGCGTGGAGGCGCGCGTAGCCGAGATCGTGAAGGACCGGGCGCTGCGCAACCGCTTCCGGTTCGTGCCCGGTCTCGGCTGGCTGGAGTGGCGGGACGGTCGGTGGGACGACGACCAGGCCGCTGTCGAACGCGCACACGATGCCGTCCGTGCCTACGTGGACCGCCAGGAGCGACTGGCGAAGGACCGCGTAAACGACCTCGCCGAGCGGGCCATGGCGCTGAAGACCCGGGTCGTAGGCCGGGCGGCCGTCGAGCAGCTGGAGGACGACAAGGGTCAGATGCGTGACCCGGACGACGTGTTCGCCGAGCTGGCCACCGACGCCGAGAAGACCCGGCTCGCCGAGCTGGTGGAGCAGCACGGGTTAGAGCAGCAGCAGGCCGGGCTGTGGCTGTCGATGCTGTCCCACCAGCGCATCCTGGCCCTGGTGACCCTGGCCCGGCGCATGGATGGCGTGCTGACCCGCGTCGAGGAGCTGGACAACCACCCGGACCTGCTGAACGTGCACAACGGCGTGGTGGACCTGCGCACCGGCGAGCTGACCCCACACGACCCGGACCTGTTGATCACGAAGATGGCGGGCGGCGACTACGACCCGGACGCCGCGCACGAGCTGTGGGAACAGGCCCTGGCCGCCGTGCCCGAAGACATCCACGAGTGGTTCCAGACCCGCATGGGCCAGTCCTTCACCGGCCACACCCCCGACGACGACGCCATGATCGTCACGCAGGGCACCGGCGAGAACGGCAAGAGCGCGGTCATGCTCGCCGCGCTGCGGGCACTCGGCAGCTACGGGCGCACCATCAGCCACAAGGTGATGATGTCCAGCCCCGGCCAGCACACCACCGAGCTGACCACGCTGCGCGGCCTCCGCTTCGCGCTGATGGAGGAGACGCCGGAGGAGGGTCACCTGGACACCCACCAGCTGAAGATCACCATCGGCACGCCGGAGATCACGGCCCGGCGCATCCGGGAGAACGACATCACCTTCCAGACCTCGCACACGCTGTGGATCAACACCAACTTCCTGCCCACCGTCGACACCACCGACCACGGCACGTGGCGCAGGCTGAAGGCCGTCGAGTTCCCGTACCGCTTCCTGAAGCCCGGCGTCGAGCCCGCCGAGGAGCACGAGATCCCCGGCGACCCGAGCCTGAAGCCTCGACTGGCCACGGACCCGAAGGTGGTCACGGCGGTCATCAGCTGGGCGGTGGCCGGCGCGGTGCGGTGGTACGCGGCCGGACGGATCGCCCCGGAGGACCCGGAGCGGGTCAAGCTGGCCACGATCGCCTGGCGGCAGGGCTCGGACGTGGCCTACCTGTTCGCCTCGGAGGAGCTGATCCAGGACCCGCAGGCGTTCATCAGCGCGGGCGACATGCTGTCCGCGTTCAACCGCTACGTGGAGCAGCAGGGCAAGCGCCCATGGTCGGCGTCGCTGATGGGTAAGCGGCTCCCGGCGTCGCTGGAGGCGGGGAAGCTGGGCAGCGGCCACACGGTGAAGCTGATCAAGGTGCGTGCCAACGACAAGCAGTCGAGGCCAGCCGAGGTGGACCCGTTCGACCGGGCGACGAAGGACTACGTCCAGGGCGACGCGCTGAAGGGCTGGCGTGGGTTGCGCTTCAAGACGGACGCCGAGAGGCGAGCCGGCGCGGCCTGGCAGATAACGGCTCCGTGACCTTGTTACCGGGCCGTGACCTGAAATCCGGCCCGGTAACCCAGTTGTGGATCATCAAGACCGCCACGACCAGCAAGGTAACCGAGGTAACCGGGGGACCTCGTGAAGCCTCTACACACAAGGCAAGATCAGGTAACCGCTCCTCACGCTCGCGCGTACATTGCGCGCACGCGTATGTCTTATGTGCTGTAGGGGGTTATCAGGGTTGGCGGTTACCTCGGTTACCATGCAGGTCAGAACGTTATGCAAGATCAATACCAGTCGGTAAGTCCTCAGTAGACCATCACAGAACGATAACGAGGGACATCATGAGCACGCTCTACCCGCCGGACATCCCGCAGGACTCGCACGGCCGCGCCATCCCGCCAGTGATCCACCTGGACAGCTACCAGCCCAACGCCATCGAGAAGGCCCACCAGAAGGTCGCCGCTCGCCGTGCACGCATCGACCGCGACACGGCCGACCGCGCGGAGGTCCAGGCCCGCCGAGACATCGGCCTGCGCTACCGGATGGCCCACAAGATCCCGCTGATGGACCTCGCCGACGAGCTGGCCGACTGGGCACCACCTGGCGACGCCGGCAACCAGGCGGTGGCCGTGGCAGAGAACGCCATCAGGGTGGCCGAGAACCACGTGGCGCACCCGGACGGCGGCTTCTGCCTCGCCTGCGGCCCCGGCTACACCTGGCCGTGCTTCCGTTACGTCGACACGCACCACAACGCCATGCAGGCCCTACGCAGCATCGGACGACCCCGCACCGCGTGACGATCACGTGTCTAGCCTCTAGACTGGACACAGAGGCTGAACACCAAAGGGCTAACGAGGAGGGGGCCGAGCGTGGCAACCAGGCCAGAAGGCCCCCTCCAGGGCCAGCAGGGGCTCCAGTCCCGCAGCCCGGAGTCCCGGATGTCGGTCAAGCGCAGGCGTGACTACACCGCCGAACTCCTCACCGAGGGCAAGACCTATCGGCAGATCGCCGCCGCCACCGGCGTGTCCGTGGCCACCGCGTGGAAGGACATTCAGGTCATCCTGGCGCAGGGGCCCCCGGTGGACCTCGCCGAGCAGCGGGCTATGGCGCTGTCCCGGCTTGACTCGATGGAGGAGCGCCTGCGGGACCGACTGAACGACTTCGAGCACGAGCTGTTCAACGCCGAGGGCGACACCGTAGAGGTGAAGGGCTCCATCGAACGCACCATGCAGGAACTGCTGCGGGTCGAGGAGCGCCGAGCCAAGCTGTTGGGCCTGGATGCTCCGGTGCGCACCGAGGTGGACGCCAGCGTGCAGGTGAACTACCGCATCAACGGCGCGGACGGCGTGTGATGACGGCGGCCATCCAAGACGTGGACATCGAGCTGCGGGGGGCCGCGCTCCGGCTCCTGTCCTGCCGAGACGCGGAACTGCTGATCTCCGGTCCGGCGGGCACCGGCAAGTCCCGGGCCTGCATGATCAAGCTCCACCTGGCCGCCCTGAAGTACCCGGGCGCGGACCTGCTGGTGGTCCGCAAGACCGCCAAGTCCCTCTCCAGCTCGTTCACCACCGAGTGGGAGTCGCTGATCCGGGAGGCGCTACAGGCCGGGATCGTGCGCTTCTGGGGCCCGACGCCGCGCCGTCCCGCGCAGTACCGCTACAGCAACGGCTCCACGGTGACGCTGGGCGGCCTGGATGACCCGATCAAGATCATGAGCACCCAGCGGGACATCATCTACGTGCAGGAAGCCACCGAGGTACGACAGCCTGACTGGGACGCCATGAACACCCGGCTACGAGCCGGCAACCTGCCGTATCAGCAGCTCCTGGCCGACTGCAATCCCGACGCCGAGACCCACTGGCTCAAGCAGCGAGCCAACGGCGGCAAGACCACCCTGCTCATCTCCACCCACCGGGACAACCCCCGCTACTTCACCGCCGACGGCAAGCCCACCGAGGTCGGAGCCGCCTACCTGGACCGCCTCGACAACCTCACCGGCGTCCGGCTCCTCCGCCTGCGCGACGGGCTGTGGGCCGCCGCCGAGGGCATCATCTGGGAGTCCTGGGACCCGACCGTGCACGTCATCCCCCGCAAGGACATCCCGTGGGACTGGCCGCGCATCTGGTCCGTCGACTTCGGCATGCGCCACCCGTTCGTGTGGCAGGCGTGGGCCGTTGCCCCCGACGGCGAGCTGATCCGATACCGGGAGATCCACATGTCGGGGCGCATCGTCGAGGACCACGCCCGCCAGATCATGAGCCTGGTCCGTCCCGGCTCGGTGTGGAACGACAAGGCCCGCCGCTGGGATGGTGGCCAGTGGGTGGAGCCCAAGCCGCAGAAGATCCTCTGCGACCACGACGCCGAGGACCGCGAGACCCTGGCCCGCTACCTGGACATGAACAACTCCCCCGCCGACAAGCGCGTGAAGCCCGGCCTGGAGGCGGTGGAGAAGCGACTCCGTGACCGCCGAGTCCTGTTCATGGAGGGCTCACTGGTCGAGGTCGATCAACAGGCCGTTGACGAACGCCGCCCCACCTGCACGGAGGAGGAAATCCCCGGGTACGTGTGGGATGATGCGAAGGAGGCACCGGTCAAAGAGGACGATGACGGCTGCGACACGTTACGCTACGTAGTGGCCGACCAGGATCTGAAGCCGTACGGTCCGATCTACCGGAGCTTCGAGGGATAGGGGCGACGCATGACAACCGACATCCGCACGGCATCCGGGCCACGGTTCAACACGCCAGCCGGCCCGCTGGACCGCGAGCTTCAGGCCATCCGCAGCGAGCCCGGCGCGGTCGAGCACGCCGCCGCTGCCGTACGCAACGCCCGCGCCACCTACCGCCCCTTCACCCACCGCGTGAAGGTCGCCGCCCTCAAGCTGTGGCGCAACAAGGGCCTCTACGCCGGGTTCACCTGCTTCACCACCGCCGCCGCACAGTTCGGCTGGGTGCCCGGCCTGATCACCGCCGGCATCTCCGTGATCATCTCGGACGTGCTGAAGTGACGCGCGCTCCCTGGGTCGAAGCCCTCACCAACGCCTGGAGCCCGGTCCGCCGCGCGCCCTCCAGCGAGCTGCCCGCGAACCGCATCAGCGGCATGTTCGCCAGCAACCGCACCGAGCAGCTCCAGCAGATGGCCCAGGTCGGCACCCTGTTCTCCATCGTGGACCGCATCGCCTCCAGCCAGTCCCGCATCGAGTGGTGCCTGTACCGCAAGGCCCGCAACGGTCGCAAGGAAGACCGGACCGAGGTCACCAGCCACCTGGCCATCGACCTCATGGAGAAGCCCAACGACTTCCAGTCCGGCGGCTACCTGGTCGAGGCAGGCCAGCAGCACTACGAGCTGACCGGGGAAACCTGGCTGGTGGTGGACCGGGAAGACAGCTTCCGGGACATCCCGCTGGGCATGTGGGTGGTGCGCCCCGACCGCATCGAGCCCGTGCCCGGCGAGACCCAGTTCATCGTGGGCTACATCTACACCAGCTCGGACGGCGAGAAGATCCCGCTGCGCCTGGACGAGGTGCTGCGGATGAACCGCCCCAACCCCGAGGATCCGTACCGGGGCCTGGGCGCGGTGCAGGCGGCCATGCGGGAGGTGTGGACCTCCCGGGCGCTCGCCGAGTGGAACCTGAACTTCTTCCGCAACGGCGCGATCCCCGGCGGCGTCATCGAGGTGCCGCAGGCGCTGACCGACACCCAGTTCAGCGACCTGATCAGGCACTGGCGCGAGTCTCACAAGGGCGTGTCACGTGCTCACCGGGTCGGCGTGCTGGAGCAGGGCGCGAAGTTCAACGCCACCACGTACTCCGTCAAGGACCTGATGATCACCGAGCTTCGCGGCATGACCCGAGACGCGCTGATGGAGGCGTTCGGGGTCTCGAAGACCATGCTGGGCATCACCGAGGACGTGAACCGGGCCAACGCGGTGGCCGGCGAGTACCAGTACGCCAAGTACGTGGACCTGCCCCGAGCCATCCGCTGGCGGGACATGTGGAACAACTTCTACCTGCCCCTGTTCGGCCCGACCGCCGAGGGTCTGGAGTGGGACTTCACCAGCCCCGTCCCCGAGGACACCGAGGCGGCGAACGCCGAGCGCGAGAGCAAGGCGAAGGCCGCCAAGGATCTCAACGACGCCGGCTACAACCCGGACGACGTGACCGAGGCCGTGGGCCTGCCCAAGATGCGACACACCGGGCGTGCCCCGGTCCCGACCGGAGGGACGCAGCGGTGAACCTGACCCCCAAGGACTTGACGCGGGCCAAGCAGCTGACCGCGCTGTCCAGCCCGTCCGAGCGCTCCCGGCTGACCCCCACCGCGTCCTGGTACCGCATCAGCAACCTGGCCGACGACGAAACCGAGGTGCTGATCTACGACGAGATCGGCTGGTACGGCGTCTCGGCTGACGACTTCGTCCGCGAGCTGAACGACATCACCACGAGCAAGATCCGCCTGCGGGTCAACAGCCCTGGCGGCTCGGTGTTCGACGGCATCGCCATCTACAACGCGATCGTCACCCATCCGGCGACGGTCACGGCCGTGGTGGACGGGCTGGCGGCCAGCGCGGCGTCCTTCATCATCTGCGCGGCCGAGACGACCGAGATCCACCGCAACGCCCAGCTGATGATCCACGACGCCCGGGGCATCTGCGTGGGCAACGCCAACGACATGCAGGAGATGCTGGACCTGCTGAACCTGGCCTCGGACAACATCGCCGACATCTACCAGCAGAAGGCCGGCGGCACGGTCGCCGAGTGGCGCGCGGTGATGCAGGAGAAGGGCGGCGCGGGCCGCTGGTACTCCGCCGCCGAGGCGCTCGACGCCGGCCTGGTGGACACGGTGCTGTCGAAGGCCGGCAAGAACGAGGACGACCCGGAGCCCGCCGAGCAGGAACCGGCGGAGGACGAGGACGACCTGGAAGACCTACTCCAGGGCTTGGACCTGGCGGGGATCATGAACACCGCGTTTGGCAAGTGAGGAAGTGAAAACGATGACCACCGCAACGCCGACCAAGCCCGAGGAGTTCGAGGAGTCGCTGGCCGACCCGAAGAAGGTCGCCGCGATGCTCAAGGACGGGTCCTTCAAGGACCACGTCAAGAACTACGCCGAGGCCCTGTACGGCAACGTCTCCAACGAGCTGAAGGCCGAGACCCAGCGGGCCATGGCCGAGTGGCTGAAGAACGCCCGCGAGAAGGGTCACACCCCGGTCGACATGCGTGACGCCGACATGTCGGACGTCGGCCGCCCGGTCAACCGCGCGGCCCGGCGTGCGGGCGCGGCGCGGCTCTACAACAAGCGGGCCGTGGGCGCGAAGGCCGACGGCAAGTTCCCCGACATCGCGACGTTCTTCCAGGACGTGTGGCACTCCGGCAAGAAGACCCCGGAGCAGCAGGCCCGCCTGGACGCGCTGACCGAGATCCAGAACAGCTACGGCACCAGCGTCCCGTCCGAGGGCGGGTTCATGGTGCCGGAGGAGTGGCGCTCGGACATCCTGCGCCTGTCGCTGGAGAAGTCCATCGTCCGCCAGCGCGCCCGCGTCATCCCGATGCAGGGCGGCAAGCTCAACTTCCCCATGATCGACTCGACCACGAACAGCGGCAGCGTGTTCGGCGGCATCGAGTTCTTCTGGACCGAAGAGGGCGGCGAGATCGAGGAGTCGCAGGCCAAGTTCGGCTCGGTGAAGCTGGAGCCGTGGAAGCTGACCGGCCTCGCCCACGTGCGCAACGAGCTGGTGCGCGACTGGGGCGCGTTCGGCATGTTCATCGACGAGATCTTCCCGGAGGCCATGGGCTTCTCGGAGGACGTGGCCTTCCTCAAGGCCGACGGCGCGGGCAAGCCGCTGGGCGCACTGCACAGCGACAACGGCGCGCTGCTGGTCATCCCGAAGGAGACCGGCCAGGCGGCCAGCACCATCGTGTGGGAGAACGTCATCAAGATGTACTCCCGGCTGCTCCCCTCCTCGCTGGAGAACGCGGTGTGGATCGCGTCCCCGGACACCTTCGCGGAGCTGGCCACGATGGCGCTCAACGTCGGCACCGGCGGCGTCGCGGTCTGGCTGACCGACGGCACCAAGCGGCCCGTGCTGACCCACC